AGCAGATGAGCTGCCTGTAATCCTTGAGTGGGAGCATTTTCCCGTAATGGATGTCCTTGGTGCGGAACACAGCGCCCTCCGTCATCGGATTGTTCATATACTCCTTCTGGAAGTTCCGCTCGCCCATCATATCGCGCATCGCCTTCACTTCGTCGGGCGTGTAGTTCTCCTTCCACGACGGGTTTCCGTTTCGGTCGAGGATGTTAACGGTGGTGTGATGCACGCCTGGGCGTTCGATGATTCGGGAAAGGATGGAGTCCTTTGCGATGCGGTTTCCGACGATGATGAAGCGACCTCTTCCCGCCTCCATAGTGCCGAACAGTGCGGAAAGCACCCATTCGGTCGCCTGTGACACGCGCTTCGGATTTCGTACCATCTCATCGTCGTCAATATCGTCGATGACGATGTAGTCGGGTCTGCGCCCGTTCTTCTTAAGACCGCGAGGCGACTGCCCGCGTCCGAGCGACGTGAAGTAGTATCCGTCAACGGTTGTGAACTCTCCTTCCGCCCAGTTCCCGTTCTTCATCTGTTCGCCGAAGTCGTGGATGAACAGCTCGTTGAACTGGAGTTCCTGCTGCAAGTCGGCAAGAAGCCGGTCTGCCGATTCCTCGCTCTTACCAACGAGCACCATCGTATGGAACTGCCGTTTTTCCTGTATCTTGAGCCATAGCGGTACGAACACGCCGAGGTGCGTTGACTTGGCGTGACCGCGCGCCCACTCGAAAGCGGAACGCGCATTCGGATTGTTGAGGATGTATTTGGCAGCATCAATCTGGAACCTGCCGCACTTCGATCGTGCCGTTTCCTTGAAATATGTGCTCACGAAGAAGTCGTAGTCCTTCCGAGCCCGTTCTATACGCTTGTGCTGCACATCTTTGTTCTCGGTTATTGCCAGCGAGCGCTTCTGTATGCGTTCGTGGTTGCGGCACCACTCCTTGTATTGCTCCGTCTTTCTGAAATCAGTCATTGCAAGTTGTTTTTTTCGGTGCAAAAAAACGCTGTTTTTTAAAGATATAAAAATATATAAGTCACTGTGATAAAGATATTTGTACGGTTATGAAAAGGGTAGTTATTTTGCCGAAAATTTCAAAGCAAATGGCGACAAAGAAAGAATTGGAACAAAAGAAAGAGCTTGCCCGCCTCTACTATATGCAGGGAGAAAACCAGAAGGCCATAGCAGAAAAGGTGGGTGTGAGCGAAGTCACACTCAGCCGATGGGCTGATGCGGGAGGCTGGAAGGAAAAGCGTGCCGGCGTGAACATCACCAGGCCGGAAATCGTGAACAAGAACCTGATACTCATCAGCAAGCTGCTTGACAAGCTGAATGACGAAGAGATAGACCTCAAGGATGTGGGCAAGATCGTTGACCAGGTGAGCAAGCTCGCTGCGGCCATCGAACGCATCGACAAGAAGGCTAACGTGATTGACGCAATCGAGGTTTTCACAGCACTCAACAAATGGCTGGAGAAAAGAATGGAGTGTGACCAGAACGTCACTCCGGAACTCATCGCACAGTTTGAGCGATACCAGGACCTTTACATATCTGAACAAATCAAGAAATAATTTAAAATTGAGAATTGAAAGTTGAAAATTAGGAGGTACCATTTTCCATTTTCAATTCTCCATTAAAAAAAAGACTATGGGAAAAAAGAAATACACATTCGTCCTCTGCGACGGGAACAGCAAGAACAGCCACGGCTTTCGCACCAACGTTGACGGAATCAGTCTGGAACGTTTCAGGAACAATCCGGTGATGCTGTACGGCCACGACTCCTATTCGCTTGATTCGGTTATCGGCAAGTGGGAGAACATCCGCATCGAGGATGGCAAACTGATGGCCGATGCCGTATTCGATACGGGCGACGAGATGGGGAAACGTGTCGCCGGAAAGGTGGAACGCGGTTTTCTGAAGGGCTGCTCAATGGGGCTGCACGTCATTTCGATGGTAGATACCGATGAAGAGACCGTTGCCGAAAAGAGCGAGATTCTGGAAGCTTCCGTGTGTCCCATACCGAGTGACGCCAATGCCGTCCGGCTTTACGATGAGAACAGAAAAGAGTTGACCTTCGAGCAGGTTAGACTTCAATTTAATAACCAATTAAACAACCAAGAAATGGACAAGAACCAAGAAAAGAATGAAGCGGCGCAGAATGTGTCCGCCAAGGATGCCGAGATTGCGAACCTGAAAGCGCAGCTCGCCGAATCCAAAAAACACGAGGTGGATACGTTCCTCTCAGCAGCCGTTCAATCCGGAAAGATTTCCGAATCCGAAAAGGCCAACTTCGCCAAGCTGGCAGAAGGCGACTTCGACACCGTGAAGGCCATCGTTGACGCAAAACAGCCCAAGGCGACTACCAGTCTGAAAGATCTCCAGACACAGACCGCAGCTTCCACTCCGGCTGGCCGCGAAAGCTGGACATATCTGAAATGGATGAAGGAAGATTCCGAAGGCCTCAAGAGATTGAAGGCAGAGAATCCTACCGAGTTTGAAAGACTCAAACAGAATTTCGCCTAATCAATTCATCACCTATCATTAACCAAACATTAAAAAGTTATGTTGAAACAAATTTTTGCAGCGATCATTCTCGCTATGTTCTACCCCGACGGATCGTGGCTGAACGAACTCACCAGTATGGACCACATGGTCGAATACGACAAAATCAACCTCGCAGAGGTCGGAGCCGACCCGAATGTCATCAAGGACAACTCCACCTGGCCGCTCACACCGACCACCAGAACGGACACCGGTATCGAGATTCCATTGGCCACCTTCGACACCGAACCGACCCACGTGACGCACGTTGAGGAGCTGGAAACGTCATACGACAAGTGCCAGAGTGTTGTGATGCAGCACGCCAACGCACTAAGAACCAAGGCATCGCTTTCCGCATCATACAATATCGCTCCCGCAAGCAACGCTGCCGACACGCCCGTGTTAGCTACCACCGGCAACGACCGCGGAGACGGTAACAAGGCGCTCACCTATAAGGACGTTCTTGCCCTCAGAACCAAGTTCAACAAGGCAAATCTTCCACAGACTGGCCGCGTGATTGTACTCTGCCCCGAACACGAGGAAGACCTTCTGAACGAGGATGCTGCACGTTACAACCAGATTATGACCACCGGAACTTTGGCGGGTTTCAAAGTCTATACGTTCAGCGGCAACCCGACCTACACCACTTCCGGCAGCAAGAAGAATTACGGTGACTTCACCGGTCAGCCTTCGTCCATCGCCTTCGTCAACAGCGAGGTGATGCGCTGTATGGGCTCCATCGATGGCGAACCCGAAAAACGATGGGCAGACTACCGCGGCTGGCTGCTCGGATTCCAGATGAGATTCGTGGCAATGCCTTTCCGCAGCAAGGGTATCGCAGCCATTTACAGTAAGAACGCTTAATATTAAACGATATGTGTTTCAGAAGGAACCGGAACGCGGAAAAGCCCACACGACAGCAACGAAGAAAGTTGCAGCGTGATGTTGCCAAACTTGAAAAGAAGGTGCGCAGAAAGGCGCTGGAAACGCTCAAAGACGAAAGCATTCCCCAATGGATTCGCAATGTCAAGCGCAGACAGCTTGAGCGCTCCGGCTTTCTGAAACACTGACCTAAAATCAAAACCTAACATTATGCACAATCAGAACACAGGGGCAAGCTACGACTTCGTGGCTCCCAGCTTGCAGGAAGATGCAAACAAGAATGTAAGACGCCAGTTCCCGACTTTCGGAACCGTTGCCGTCGAATTGTCAAGCAACGCCGCCGACGTTGACGTGAAAAGAACCGAACAGATCATTGACCTCGGTGACGACGCATTGGCGGCTGATGCAGCGTTGACGCTCAGCGTTGGCGAAGGCCTCGATGCCGGATGCAAATGCTATGTCAAGTTCAAAAGCGGTGCCGCCGCGGCGAACAAGGTTGCCATCAAGACCGGAACCACCACCGACTGCACCGTGGAGGGCATCAAGGATGCCGTCGCGGTCATCCAGATCGTATGGACCGGTGCAAAATGGATTGCCATCAAATAGACCACCATTTTCAATTTTCAGTTACTATGATTCCTCGCGGCATTAGAAACAACAACCCTCTGAACATCCGCAGAAGCTCGGAGAAGTTCCAGGGCGAGAAGGTGCCGGGCACCGATCCGGCATTCAAACAGTTTGAAAGTATGGCTTACGGCTATCGCGCTGCGTTCGTCGTGCTCGGCACCTACCTGTCGCGCGGTAAGAACACCATCGAAAAGATTGTGAGGTCGTGGGCACCACCCACAGAGA